GCGTAAGCAATGGCTAATTGATAACCCAGATGCACAATACATAGGATGGATGTCTATATGAATGACATGCCGTCTGACCTGCGGTTATGCCGAAGGATTTGGAAGCGTATGCTACCCTTAAACGCAAATTCGCTTTCAGAGCGAAAGGGCGATCTGCGAAGCAGAAAGATCGCAAGGTTTGGTTTGGTGATACCTCTGTTCATAGTCTTGAACATAAGCCTTTTACAAGATGATTCCGTTGCTAAATCTTGGTCTGTAAATACATTAAAGCAATACGCATTCATTGAGTTAAACCACAGCTTTACTGAATTCTATTGTCTTGATGAACTTTGGATGAAAGAGAGCCGGTGGAATTACAAGGCTAAGAACCCTAAGTCAAGTGCATTTGGTATTCCACAGATATTAGGGCTTAAAGAAAAAAATCCTATTAAACAGATTGATAGAGGATTGGCTTATATTAAACACAGGTATGATGAACCTTGTAAAGCATTACAACATCATAAGATTAAGGGTTGGTATTAATGAGTAAGTCAGCTCTAAGATCAACAGGATCTACAAGGCATTGGCGATCTATTCGCAGTAGGGTGTTGAGGCGTGATGGATTCATCTGTCAATACTGCAACCAAGAGGCTACGACTGTTGATCATGTGATTCCTAGAAGGCTCGGAGGCTTGGATGACGACAGCAATCTCGTTGCATCCTGCTCTAGATGTAATTTGAGCAAGGGTGGGCGGTTTTTTGTGAGCAACAGGACACCACCGACCCCCCGTTCCTTTTCTAACCCACAAAACACCTCGATCGCCCACGATCAGATTGAATCGCTTTGATTAATTTACAAACGGGAGAGATCTTGACAGATCCGACCTATTCGGGTTTAGGAGGTGTGCAAACTCCACGAATTCATTCAAAACTGACTGATTTACCTTCAAAAGGTCAAGACATGATCGACCTTGCCACCGAATTGGGCATCAACCTTATGGAATGGCAGCGGTATGTTTGCATTCATGGTCACAAGGTGCGTGAGGATGGCAGGTGGGCTCATTCCGAACTTGGTTTGATTATGGCAAGGCAGCAAGGTAAGTCCACGCTGATGATGCTCCGGATCTTGACCGGCATGTTTGTGTGGGGTGAAGGCTTACAACTTGCCTCAGCTCATAGACTTACAACCTCACTTGAAACCTTTCGGCAGATCGTTGGCTTGATTGAAACAAATCCAAGACTTGAAAAGGAAGTAAAGAAAATCCGATGGCAACATGGTGCTGAGGAAATCGAATTGTTTGGCAATAGGCGATTTGTTGTAAAGGCTGCCAATAATGCAGCTAGAGGTTTAAGCAAACCTGAAACCATCCATCTTGATGAGTTAAGAGAATATAAGGATGAGGATGCTTGGTCATCAATGCGATATTCCATGATGGCTGCTAAGAATCCGCAAGTTTGGATCTATTCCTCAGCAGGAGATCAGCATTCCGTAATCCTAAACAAATTGCGTGAGAGGGCATTGGCGTCAGCCACGACCAATGATCCGATTGGTTGGTTTGAGTGGAGTGCTGAACCCGATGCACCTATCTTGCTTCCGTCAGGTGAGATAAATTGGGATGCTTTCGCTCAAGCCAATCCATCATTAGGAATTACAATCCATCCAGATAACTTAAAAGCAGTTATTAACGATCCACCGGATATTGTGCGCACAGAAGTTTTGGCGCAATGGGTGGACACAATTAATTCAGCGATCGATGCACAAAAGTGGGGACTATGTCAGACCGATCCAATACCTTTAGATCCAGAAGCACCAACTTGGCTAGGACTTGATTTATCGCCTGATAGAAAATTTGGCGCATTGGTTGCAACTCAGAAACTATCGGGAGAAAGATTTAATTTAGTTTTGCTTCACACTTGGTCAAATGATTACAGCTTAAACGATTTAGCAGTTGCAAACGATATTGCTCCTTATGTAAGACGATATAACACTCAAACTGTGGCGTATTCCAAACGGACTGCACAAGCTGTTGCAAGTCGGCTAGTTCCGGCTGGAATACCCATAACCGACATGGATGGCGCAATCTATGCGGAAAGTTGTGATCGGTGGCTGGGCGCAATAAATTCCCATCGATTACAGCATGGGGGTCAGGAGGAATTGACCCAACAAACACTTTCAGCAGCCAAATTGCCATTTGGGGATGGCAGTTGGGTTATTGGAAGGCGTGCAAGCAGAGTGGCAGTTTGTGCAGCTGTCGCTTCCGCACTTGCAACCTATTTTGCGACACAACCTGAAACGGAAATTGATATTCAAGTCGGATAATTTGTATTTATGGTATATTATGTGCTAATGGGATTATTCGACCGATTTATTACAAATACCGCAATTACACCAACAGTAGATGTTGCAGCCGCTAACACTCCTTACAATTTGCAATCAGCTGTTGGCGGATTATTTTATGGCGCACAAACAGCAACTAGAGAACAAGCAATGTCTGTGCCATCTGTTGCAAGAGCAAGAAACATTATCTGCTCAACAATTGGTTCGCTACCTTTAGAAACTTATAATCATTTTACAAAAGAGCATATCGATCCACCAAGAGTTATTATGCAACCTGATCCAAGAGTTGCAGGATCAGCAATTTATGCATGGATCGCTGAGGATTTATTATTTCATGGCGTTGCTTATGGACAAGTATTAGATTCTTATGCTGCATCAGATAATAGTCGAGTGCGTGCATGGACAAGAGTTGCACCTGATCGAGTGACTTACAATTTAAACGCAAATCAAACCGAGATCACTTCATACATGGTCGATGGAATGCATGTTCCAGCAACAGGCATTGGATCTTTAGTTGTATTTAGTGGATTAGACGAAGGTGTGCTTAATCGTGCCGGTCGCACAATAAGAGCTGCACAAGAATTGGAAAAGGCTGCGGAATTATACGCTAAAGAGCCTGTTCCAACAATGGTGTTGAAATCAAATGGCACAAACCTCACTCCAGAACGAATTACAAAACTTTTGGAATCATGGAAGGTTGCTAGAAACACAAGAGCAACTGCATTCTTAAATGCTGATGTTGAATTGAATGCTCTTGGCTTTGACCCACAAAAATTGCAATTAAATGAAGCACGCCAATATCTTGCAACCGAAATTGCAAGAGCAGTTGGCATTCCAGCATCATTTTTATCTGCTGAAACTACCAGCATGACATACAGCACAACTATTATGGAGCGTAAAGCATTAATTGATTTTAGTTTAAGAAACATCATAACACCGATTGAGCAACGCCTGTCCGCTGCGGATTTCGTGCCCAACGGCGTGGAGGTTCGTGTAGATATAGACGACTTTTTGCGTGGCTCAGCATTAGAGCGTGCGCAAGTTTATGAAATCCTAAATCGCATTGGCGCAATGAGCGTTGAGCAAATCCAAGAAGAGGAGGATTTAATCCGATGAAGATTAATTTCCCAATTACAATAACCGCTGCTGATACGAATAAGCGAACCATATCTGGAACGATAGTTAGCTGGAATGAAGCTGGAAATACATCAGCCGGCAAAACAGTATTTGCTAAAGACAGCATTGATTTTTCAAAGCCTGTCAAATTGCTGTTAGAGCATGACAAAACACGCCCATTGGGTAAGTTAATTGACATTACTGCAAACGATCAAGGTTTGGAGGGCACATTCAAACTTGCAAAGACTTTTGCAGCTGATGATGCTCTTGAGGAAGCAGCCACAGGACTAAGAGATGGATTTTCTGTTGGTGTGATGGTTGATGCATGGGATAACAAAGATGGCGCAATGGTCATCTCAAAGAGTTCTTTACAAGAAGTCAGTTTGGTGTCTGATCCGGCAATTGCGTCAGCGAAAGTTGAATCCGTAGTTGCAACAAATACACCAGAGAATTCCGAAGCAACCGCTGAGGATCAAACAACACAGGAGGACAAAGTGTCAGATGTCAAATCTGAGGCTCCTATCGCAACCGAAGCGGTAGAAGCTGCAAAGTCTGAGCCTGTGGCAGTAGTAGCAGCACAATCTGTTGCATACACAAAGCCACGCTCACCAATTATCAACAAAGCAACATACCTAGAGCACTCAGTTCGTGCTGCACTAGGAAACGATGAGAGCCGTCAGTATGTAATGGCTGCTGATACAACCAGCAACAACTCTGGCTTGATTCCAACACCACAGTCAGCAGAAGTTATTAACGGCATTTCAAATGCTGATCGTGGATCAATTGATGCAATTTCTCGTGGCGTTTTGCCAGCATCAGGCATGACTTTTGAGATTCCAAAGATCACAACTGCTCCAACAGTTGCTGAGGAAGCAGAAGCAGCAACAATTGATACAACAGACATGGCATCATCTTTTGTAACTGTAAATGTTAAGAAATTTGCCGGTGGTCAGACATTCTCAGTTGAATTGCTAGATCGTTCATCACCAGCATTCTTTGATGAATTGGTTCGTCAAATGGAATTTGCTTATGCAAAAGAAACAGATAAGTTTGTTGCCAACGGCATTATTTCATCTGGCTTAATTGCAACAACAGCACAGGACAACACAGCAGCAGGACTTCTTGCTTATGCTGCACAGGCTGCTCAATTAGTTTATTCAAACTCATTGGGATTTGCTCGTAACATCGTAGTATCTCCAGAGCAATGGGGCAATATCATGGGTTACAACGATTCCGGTCGCCCAATTTACAATGCTTCAAATCCACAAAACGCAGGTGGAGCAGTAGGACCTCAATCACTCCGTGGAAATGTTGCGGGACTTGATCTTTATGTATCTCGTTCACTATCAGCATTGACATACACAACTGGCGATGGATCAATGTTTGTAATCAATCCAGAGTCATACACATGGTATGAGAGCCCACGCTTACAACTTCGTTCAGATGTAACAGCAACTGGTCAAGTATCTGTTGCTTACTATGGCTATGGCGCACTTGCAACCAAGATCGCTAACGGATCAGTTCACTTCAACAAGAACTAAATTAGTTTAACTGAGTGCCTAGGGTTGCTCCCGATCCTAGGCATCCATTAAGGGAGAAGGAGATGACATGCCAAGCATAATTACAGCCACCGAGTTGCGATCCGTCCTTGGTGTGTCATCCGCCTTGTATAACGATACTTATTTGAACCAAATTATTGACACAGCAGAAACTGTTATTCTGCCTATGCTTGTTACATTCAAAGCACCAATTCAAGCAACTTCATTGTC